AGGAGTTCGCAGAGCAAGTGCTACTGCTGATCGCAAACCCGGCCATGCTGCATGCTGTTGTCGCGCAAGACTACGCCGCACGGTGGCCGGATGAAGTCCCGCCAACGCTTGCTGAGTGCGAGAGTTTTTGTGCTTCGGTGATACCTGAGCCGGCGCCTGAGCCAATCAAGCTGTAGACCATGATGCCCAAACACACAACCGCCCGCGAGGCGGTTTTTTTACGCCAATGAACAACGAAATGATCCAAGAGCCGGATGAGCTTGGGCCGGAAGTCGAGTCCGAGGACGCCAAGGCTATGCGTATGGCTGCAGTCGAGGCATTCGCGAAGATCATTCAGGAGAAGCGCAAGGACGCCATTACCGCCAGGTCAGCATCAGGCATTGAGACTGATTGGCACGAAGACGAAATGTTCTATGAGGGTTGCGACGAATCAAGCCCTCGCAAGCCGATGATGTTCAAAGGCAGGACGCCGACTGAAGGCGTCAGTACCAACACTCCACAGACCGCCAATTCCGGCCGGTCCACGGTGTTTTTGAAGATCACCCGGCCCTATTGCGATGCTGCTGCGGCACGGTTCGCGGACATGGTTCTGCCAAGCGATGACCGTAACTGGGCGATCAAGCCAACGCCACGGCCTGACCTGATTAAGCAACTGGAAGACAGTTCACCCTATCAGCCGGCGATGTTGAGCCAGCAGCAAGATGGTGTGTATTCGCCAATGACTGGCGCGCAACCAGCACCACCACAACCTCAATCAGGTTTGCGCAGGATGCTGGGCAACATGTTTGGCGGTGGACAACCGCAGGAACCACAGCCGCAAAACGCATTGACCGTTGCACAGGCTGCACAGAAGGCCATCGACAAGGCGAAAGAGTCAGCCGAACGCGCACAGGAACAGATTGACGATTGGCTTGTGGAGTGTCGGTATCACGCCGAGGTTCGTAAAGTGCTGGAGTCAGCCGCCCGCGTGGGAACTGGAATCCTGAAAGGTCCGCACCCAGGCAAAACACGCAAGCGCGCTGCAGCTCAAACCGCAGAGGGCTGGACAGTTGAAATCTCGCAGAAGGTAGAGCCGCTGTCTAAGTCGGTGAGCTACTGGAACTTTTACCCAGACGGCTCATGCGGTGACGACATTCAGCGTGGTTCCTACGTGTTTGAAGTGGACGACATCACGGCCCGCAAGCTGATGGACTTGAAAGGTGGAGACTACCTTGATGACATGATTGATATGTGCATCGAGGAAGGTCCGACCAGCGCGGTTGATGGAACACGCCGGCACAAGCAGGGCGACAAGACATCAGAGAAAGACCTGTTCCAGATCTGGTACTTCCATGGCTACGTGTCCAAGAAGGACATGATTTCTGCCGGGTGTGAGTGCGACGGCAAGAAGGAAACATACCCTTGCATCGTGACGATGGTCAATGACAGGATCATCAAGGTGGCAATGAGCCCCTTGGATTCTGGTGAGTTTCCCTACGATGTGATGGTGTGGCAAGAGCGCATTGGTCACTGGGCCGGTCAAGGTGTTGCCAGGCAGATGCGGGAATGTCAAAAGGGTGCAAACGCCGCGGTTCGAAACCTGATGGACAACGCTGGCTTATCGGCTGGGCCACAGGTGATTGTGAACCGCGACAAGATCAGGCCCGCCAATGGCAAGTGGGAGATTACCCCTCGCAAAGTCTGGTGGACGGTTGACGGTGAAGGCGATACAGACGTATCCAAGGCGTTCACCATCATCAACATACCGACGCTGCAACAAGAGCTGATGGCGATTCTTCAATTCTGGCTGAAAGAGGCAGAAGACGTTACCGGCATGCCCATGCTGTTGCAAGGTCAGCAAGGCAAGGCTCCAGAGACAGTTGGCGGAATGCAGATTCTGAACAACAACGGAACGACCGTACTTCGCAGGATCGCCCGCAACTTCGATGACAGGGTGACGGAGCCACACATTGGCCGGTACTACGAGTACCTGTTGTTGCACGGCCGTGATGACTGCAAAGGCGACTTCACCATTGACGCGCGCGGATCGAGCGCCCTGGTTGAACGTGACGCACAGAAACAAGAGCTGATGCAGTTGATAGGCCTGTCGCTGAACCCTGCTTACGGCATGGACCCGGAGCTTGTGATTACCGAAGTCATCAAGTCGATGCGGTTCGATCCCAAGCGCATGGTCCTGTCCGACGAGAAGAAGGAAGAAATGGCGAAGCGTCAGCCGCCAGAAGACCCAACCGTCACCGCGGCCAAGATCGCATGGGCTGCACGCACGGAAATCACGAAGATGACCGAGAAGGTGAAGGGCATCAACGCCCAGGCCGACCGCGAACACGAATCGGCAGAGAACGAGAAAGATCGCAACACCGAAATCATGGTGCAGATGGTGGACGAGAAGCTGGCCGGCGCAGAACTGAGCAGCGAAGAGCGCCGTTCACTGGAAGCCATCAAGGCCAAGCTCGCCGCGACTGCCGCGACTTTGAACCTTCAAGAGAAGCTCACCGTGATGGGCCACAGGAAAGACCTGACCAAGCACTACACGCCCCAAGTGGCTAAGGGTGGCGCAGAGCCCGGTGGCCGCGCACCTGATGGACAGGCGTTCACCAAATGACCGAAGGAAAGCCAATCCGTGTCCTTGAAGACATGGACATTGCTTCGCTCACATGGGTGAAGTTGAAAACACATATGGAATCGCGCTTGCAGAAACTGCGGGCGGATAACGACAAGGATTTAGAGCCGACAAAGACCGCCCTACTCAGGGGCGAGATTAAGGCTTACAGAGATTTTCTGGCTCTTGGGAAACCCCAGGACCCGGTAATGGAAGCGGACGAGGGATAAACCCCGCCTTCGCTATGTCAGCCCTCCTTGTGAGGGCTTTTTGTTTTGGAAATCACAAAAATGGATGAGAACGAAGTCGTACCGCCTGACCAGCAGGAAGCCGCCCAAGCCTTTGCCGATGCGTTTACGGACGAGCCGGTGAAGGAAGTGGCCCCAGAAGTCAAAGAGGAAGTTGCCGCAGAACCAGCCGCACCAGAAGCGAAACCAGAGGAAGCCGCGCCCACAGCGCCGATTCAACTGACCGCCGAAGAAGTGGCCGAGCTTCGCGCTAGTTCCTCAAAGGTGAGCGAGTTTCAAGCGGATTTGCGCAAGGCGCATGGCCGTATCGGAGCCCTGAACGATCAGCTTCACCAAGCCCTGAAAGCAAAAGAGTCTGAGGGGAAGCCCGCCACTCTGACGCCGATGGAATTGAAGCGGACCCGTGAAGAGTTCCCCGAGCTGGCCGAGTTCATCGAGTCTGACATGGCAGGGTTTTTAGCTGCGAACAGCGGCGCGAACCCGGAAGTCATCGCGGGCATGGTGGAGAAAGCCTTGGAGAAGCAGCGCGAAGACGCACTGCGCGCAGACATTGCCCAACGCCAGGAAGAGCTTGAAGAAGAACACCCTGACGCGCGACAAGTATTCGCGACACCGGAGTTTGCCAACTGGTTCAAGGCACTGCCTGAAGCCGAGCAAGCCACGATGCAGCGGACCAAATCCGTATCGGTCTTATCCAGAAAACTGACCGCTTTCAAAGCATGGAACGCCGAACAGGTGAGCCAGGCAGAGAAGCAGGCCAAAGCGAAACAACAAAGCGAGAAGCGGCTTAACGCGGCCATCACACCTACGGGTGTAGGCCGCCAGGGGCAGCACGTCCTATCGGACCGCGAACAAGCTCTAAAGGCATTCGCGGACAACGCAAAAGTTTGATTTAGGAATCATCATGACAATGACAACATATTCGAGCCCCGGTCAACGGATTGGGGTGATCAAGGCTTCTATCTGGAAGCACGCCGTAGCACGGCAAATCCTCGAAGGCTCTGGAGAAATCTGGAAACAACCCGTGAACATGGGCGACACCGCCCGTTTCCGTCAGGTCGTGCCTTTTGGTGCAACCGCTGCTGCACCCAACACCTTCACGCTGACGGCTGCAAGCCACCTGGTGCAAGAAGGCTTCACCCCAAACGTGGATACGCTGGTTGTTGTGGACACGGATGTGGTCGTACAAGAGTACGGCTGTCTCTATGGCTACACCAAGAAGCAGGCCGTGTTGGGCGAAGACCCGATGCCCGATTGGATGGAAGAGCAGATCGGTGAACGTCTGGGTGACGTGCGCGAAAAGGTGTACTTGGGTGCCTTGAGCGCCTGTACCAATCGCTTCTACTCCGGTGGCACAACCCGCGCGACGGTTGACGAGACAGTCACGCTGAACCTGATTGATCGCGTCGAGCGCAATCTGTCCGGTAATCGTGCCAAGTTCGTGCGCGAAGTGTTGAAGCCAAGCGGCAACATCGGTACGTCCGCTGTTGAAGCCAGCTACATCGCTTACGGTCACACCGACCTGAAGGCCGACATCAAGAAAATCCCCGGCTTCATCGCTGTCAAGGATTACGGTGAACAGTCCAAGGTTCACGCCATGGAAGTTGGCGCTGTCGGTGCAACACGTTTCGTGCTGTCGGCTGAAATGCCCAAGGTGATCGACTCGGGCGCTGCCATCGCAGGCACGACCAACTACTCCACCACCGGCACCAGTGCTGACGTGTACATCCTGTACGTCATCGCCAAGGATGCGTGGGGCCACTGCGCTTTCCGTGGCCTGGACGCCATCGACTTCTCGCACATCCCATGGAACCGCGAAGACAAGAGCGACCCAACAAAACAGCGCGGCTACGTGTCGGGCTCGTTCTACGACTGCGCCGTTGTGAGCAACCACGGCTGGATCGCAGCTTGCGAAGTCGCCATCTCCGCATTGACCTAAACCACATGAGCCCCTAACCGGGCTCGATTCATTTCAAAGGAAACATCATGCCAAATCTCCGCAGAATCCATGGCTTGACCATGAACATGGTCAGCGCCAACTTCACGCTGCCGTCGACAAGCACGTACAGCACTACAGTGACAACGACTGTTGTGATCAACGGCAAGTTCGGCACAACGCTCGGTGCGCAGACCGCCCAGGCTTCGCCAACTACTGACGCAGCAACCGGCCTTGCCTTCCCATCGCTGCCTGCAGGCTCCACCGATACCAGAAATGGCCGCGCTACCGTGGTCGTCGCTGGTGTCAATCTTGCCGGTGCGATCAAGTATTGCCAGGGCTCCATCGTCAAGACCGCTTTGGGCGTGACGACCACTGCCGGCGCTTTCCTGGATGCGCCACAGTTCCCGGCATTGCCTGACGACTTCGCGCCTATCGCGTACTTTTTGGTTCGCAATGCGCCCAGCGCGGCTGCGTTCACAACGGGTACGTCGAGCTGGACGGCAACGGGTATCACTACATCGACGCCTGTGAATATCAGCGTCTTGCCCGACCGGCCCCAAACGGCATAACCAACGCAAACCAAACAGTGGCCCTACGGGGCCACTTTTCATTTCAGGAGAAAACAAACATGGCACGTTGGCCCAAAGACGGTAAGCATGTCGGAGTCGCATCTACGGATGACTTCGAGGCACGCACACTGATCCCCGAATTGAATGAAGCAGGGTTCCAACCCGGCGACATTGAAGTGGTGGGAGCAGCCGAAGCACTCGACAAGATCGCTGTCGAGAAGTTCATGAACGAAAAAATCATCATCGAGATCGAGGAAGACGACAAACCAAACTCGCCTACCTTTGTCTACCTTGGTCACAACGGTATCGGGCAGTATGTCCACCGCGGTCAAGAGCAGACGGTGAAACGCAAGTTCATGTACTCCGCGTTGATGGCCAAGGCCGTCAAGGTCAACGTGACCTACGGTAAGGACGGTTCGGGCATGGAGTTCAACAACAACAAGTTGTCTACCTCCACGACTCACCGTTGCCGCCTGGTGCGTGATGACAATCCCCAAGGCGGGGCGAAGTGGGTTCGTGCAGTGATGCAAGAGTCCGCAATGCAAGTTTCCTAAGCCCTCGCGGCTTCCAACAAATTCCAAATTCCAAACTAAAGGAGCCTCATCATGGCTGATTCCATTTATGACTATTTCGCAGCGATGCACGACAAACGCATCGGCACTGCTTTGGCAAACGTGTTCTCGCGCTTCATGCCCAAGGCGACAGAGCCTTACGCTGCGAACACCTACATTGACATTGGCGCAATCGCAGCCACTGCCTCTGAGGTAAACCGCAACTGCGATATGTCCACACGCATCGTCAACTGCACAGCTTCAACGCTGACAGTTACCGAGGCGCTGCACGATGGCAAAACCATTGTGTTGGACCGCGCTGCCGGTATCGCGGTGACACTCCCTGCTGCCACGGCGGGCATGCGCTTTGAGTTCCTGGTGAAAACCACCTTCACGGGGGCGGCAACGATCAAGAGCGTTGCAAGCGCAGACATCATGATCGGCCATGCCCTGATGGGCAACGATAGCGATAACAACGTGGTGAACTGGCAGTCTGTCGCAGCGAGCACCAACGACACCATCGACATGCTCGGAACTGGCAACAGCACGGGCGGTATGGCTGGGCAGCGCATCACGATTACCGGGCTTGCTGCCAACCTTTGGTATGTGCAAATCATTGGTGACGCTGCGGGCACAGAGGCTTCACCTTTCAGTAACAGCGTGGCGTAACCGTTGCGGCGAACGGGGTTTCCATTTAGAATAGTCAATACTAATCTTTATGGAAACCTCTAAATGACCTATGCAAAATTTGACTGTCTCGGGTTACGTTTTGGAAAGCTGGTAGTTGTTGATGTTCGGTGTGGCGAAGCGGCGAAATGGGTTTGTAAGTGTGATTGCGGCGGCAGCACAAACGCTTCATCATCAGATTTGCGAAGCGGAAAAAGGAAATCTTGCGGATGCGGGCAATTTGACGGATTTCGGCGGTTTAACCAAGACAAAACGCAGCCTGTTATAGGTCTTAAGTTCGGGCGTTTACTCGTTGAGTCAGAGTGCTGTGGTGAGGCAAAGCGCACGGCGCTGTGCTTATGCGAATGCGGAGCTACTGTCAAAGTAACCCTCACAGGCTTACGGAGTGGAAAATCTCAGTCGTGTGGTTGTTTGCAGAGAGAGCGAACATCCGCAGAAAACAAATTAAGGACCGTACACGGGCACGCGGCAGGGGTTGCCGATGGGAAGCGGATAGTTTCTCCAACCTACAAGTCATGGTCCACCATGAAGCAGCGATGCAACAACCCAAAAGCGCCGAACTACGCGCTCTATGGTGGGCGCGGCATCGCCATATGCGACCAGTGGCAGGGCGAAACTGGTTTCGCTACGTTCCTAGATGACGTTGGCGAGAGGCCAGAAGGCAAGACGCTAGATCGCTACCCGGATAAGAACGGGAACTATGAGCCGGGTAATGTGCGATGGGCAACGCCAACAGAACAAGCACAAAACAGGCGCGAATTGTCCGATGAAAACAAAGCGAAGCAACTGGCTTGCTTGGCAGCAGGTAGAACGCATCGATAGATGCACAACACAAGAAATCATGGCCCTTACGGGCCTTTTTTATGGACGCTTAATGTCAACCTTCCTGCAACTTGCAAACGCCCTGGTGGAACTGGCGGATATTTCCAATACGCCGCTGACCACCTTACAGTCTGTGACCGGAACAAACCTGCGCGTCAAGAACTGGATCATAAATTCGTGGATTGACATTCAGAACCTGCACAACGACTGGGCATTTCTGCGCCAGGACTTGAGCTTTGCAACATCATCAAGCCAGTCGTACACGCTGGCCGCGATGTCGGCGACCAATCTGCGCCAGTACGACCAGACCAGCCTGCGGATTTACACAACAGCAAATGGTGTGTCTGATGAGCAGCATTTGACCTACATGGACTGGGATTCTTTCAAGGATACCTACCTGTTTGGTCCCCGGCAGAGTGGCCGGCCCGTCATCTTCTCGATCGACCCCGCAACCAAGACCCTGTACATGAGTGCCAACCCGGGTACGGGCTTCACCATCGTGGGCTACTACTACCGCACGCCCGTTACCTTGTCGGCTGATGCTGACGAGCCGGCTTGCCCTGCTGGGTATCAGATGGCGATTCCCTACCGCGCGCTGATGAAATACGCAGGATTTGAGGCGGCGGCGGAAGTGAAGCAGGAGGCCAAAGAGAACTACGGCCCATTGATCAATGACATGCGGGTGGATCAATTGCCCGAACTGATGATGGAGGGCAGTCTGTGAGCTTCAAGCCAATCCCCGGCGTAGATGTAAAAACCAGCTACATCGAGGTGGCTGGGACGATTGACCTTGTTTCGCCTGCTCTCAAAATCCCATCAGGGGTAGCGATTGATTCAGGGAATTTCGTTCCCGAGATCACGGGTGGCGCAAAGAGAATCGGAGGCTACGAACGCTATGACGGTCATACAAGCCCTTCGGATGCTGTCTATTACGCTGCCACCGTGGACACCACAAGTCTGCTTGCCGTTGGCAACACCATCACCGGGGTCACATCCTCACAAACCGCAGTTGTCCTCTACATCGAATCCGCAACAGTCGCCATCGTCACCCGAGTAAGTGGAACATTCACGCCAGGCGAAACCCTGAACGTGAGCGGTGCGGCAAAAGCCGTGCTGTCCACCATGGTGCAGAGCGGGGCAACAACGCAGACCCTGAACGTGACTTACCTGTCACTGGCGGCGGCTGAGTACCGCACCAGCATTTCAGCGGTGCCAGGCACTGGGAGCGTGCTGGGCGTCTGGAACTTCAATGGAACCATCATTGCGTTTCGGAACAACGCGGCCAACACCTACACCGATATGTACAAGGCCACGGCAACGGGCTGGGAGCAAGTCACCACCGGTGTGCCTTCGACGTTGGTAAAAGGTGGCCGGTACGAGTTCATCAACCACAACTTTTCAGGCGCGGCCACGGGGATGAAGGTCTACGGCTGCGACGGCAAGAACAAGGGTTTCAGTTGGGATGGCACGACCTACGTCGAGATCACGACCACAGGCTCACCTGAAACACCCCAGCACGTAGCAGCGCACAAGAACCGTCTGTTCTACAGCATCAATGGCTCGGTGATGATCTCCGCGCCTGGTGATCCTTCGGGAACTTGGGTGGCGGCTTCGACTGCCGGCGAGATCGGAACCGGCGACCTGATCACGGCCATGATGTCCCTGCCTGGTGACAACAACACCGGGTCACTGGCGGTCTATGGGCGCAACAAGACCAGCATTCTCTACGGTGCCGGCACTTCATCATGGAACATGGCAAACGTGGCATCCGATGCTGGAGCCATTGCCTACACCGCTCAATATGTCGGCGGTGCCCTTGCGCAAGATGACCGAGGCGTTACCAGCCTGACCGCAGTACAGGCGTTTGGCAACTTCGATGCTTCCGCCATCTCCAGCGCAGTGCAGCCCTTCATTGACTCCAAGGTCGGGCTTTCCATCGCATCGTCGGTGCTGCGCTCACAGAACCAATACCGCCTGTACTTCACCGATGGCACAGGCTTGGCCTTTCGCATCAACAAGGGCGCAATGCCCAACGTGATGCCGTTCACCTATCCCAACCCGGTTACATGCATCTGCTCTGGTGAAGATACCAACGGTATCGAAGTTGTCTACTTCGGCTCCACAAACGGCATGGTCTACCAAGCGGAGAAGGGAACGAGCTTTGACGGTTCGGCCATTGACGCATGGATACGCCTCTCGTTCAACGCCGAGCGCGGCCCGCTGGTCATCAAGAAGTGGCGCAGGGCTACGGTAGAAGCGGATATTCCGAGCTACGTTGCTTTGTCCATGACCTACGAGATGGACTACGGCGACTCCAGTTTCCCCATCGTTGCACTGCAGACCAGCACGCAAGAAGGCGGCGGCGGGTACTGGGACCAGTTCACCTGGGATGAATTCACCTGGGATTCACCCATCGTTGGCCAGCCCAAGTTTTCACTCTCTGGCTCCAGTCAGAACATCAGCCTGTTGTTCAACAGCAATGACGCGCTGAGTTCGCCCTATTCAATCCAATCGGTGTTGCTTTCATACACCCCACGAAGGATCAAACGATGAGTGATTACACGCCATCTGGAACCCCAGCAGCACACACTACTGGGACATCAGCACCTCTACGGACTGAGCTAACGGCGATCCAAACAGCAGTCAATAGCAAGGCAGATATTGCCAGCCCGACATTCACCGGCACACCGGCAGCGCCCACAGCAACAGCCGGGACCAACACAACCCAGCTTGCTACCACTGCCTTTGTGCAGGCCGCAACTTTCATTACTGCAATCCCTGCCGACCCAACCACAACGCTGACAGATGGCGCGACGGTGAACTGGAACGTCAACAACGGGACGGTAGCAACCCTGACGCTTGGCGGTAACCGCACGATGGCAGCGCCAACGAACCTGAGTGTTCGCACTTTCATTCTGGTGCTGATTCAGGACGGCACAGGCTCACGCACGGTGACATGGAACAGCGTGTTCAAGTGGCCCGGTGGCGTGGCTCCTGTTCTGTCTACGGCTGCTGGAGCGAAGGACGTTATCTCGATGTTCTGCGATGGCACAAACCTCTATGGCTCTTATTTGCGCGGGGTGGCCTAAATGATGGCGATGCTGATGCAAGAGACAGTTGTCCTGCAACCGGGCGCGACCAACAACTACGACATGTTTGCGGAAGCTGGAAGTCCGACAAGGCCCGTGTTCTGCATTTGCATTGTGAACTCTGCCATTGGTTCGGCCAGTGCAGCGACCCCCGCCTTTACGACGGGCTCGGCGTGGGCGGCGGGATCAAATCTGGTGGTGGTGAACAACTCCACGATTACAGGCGGCACGGGCGCGGTTGGGGATAATGGTTCAGGCGGTGGGACTGGTTCAACCGGGTCCGGTGGCGCAGGTGGCTCCGGCAATGCCGGGGGTGCTGGTTCTGCTGGTAGCAGCGGTGGCACAGGTGGTGATGCCTATGGCGGCAATGGCACCAACGGAAGCAGCGGCGGCATTGCGTTTACCGCAGGATTCCTGATAGCATTGAAGAACGCGGGCTCTATTGTCCGTGGCTCCGGTGGCGCTGGTGGTTCTGGTGGTGGCGCAACTGGTGGGTCCGGTGGTGGTGGCGGCGGTGGTGGCGGTGGTGGCATCGTTCAATTCACGAAACCGGCTGGCCCGTCTTTCTACTACAGCGGCGGGCGTGGTGGAGATGGCAATAGCAATTCCGGGCAGAACAGTCCCGGTCCAGACGCATCATGCGGTTCTGGCGGTGGTGGCGGCTCGGCTGGCTCGGCTGGCTCGGCTGGGAGCAATTGCGGCGCACCGTTTTACCCATCCTATTCGGATGCGACATACGAATGGACCGGGGGCTCTGGTGGTTCTGGTGGTGTTGCTGGTGCATCAGGCACAGGCTACAGCGGTTCAGCCGGCTCAACAGGTGCTTACGGCAACGCAATCACCGGCAATTCAAACATCACCTACGCGCAAACCGGAACGATTACAGGAGCAGTTTCGTGATCATCAAATACAAAATCGTCAGCACGTTTCCCGATGAGCATCAGGTCATGGTGCGCTTCTACACGGATGCGCTGCCTGAGTCGCAGTTGGTTTCATCGTGGATGCCTGATGGCGTTACACCAAAGTCCTACCGCACCGACTACCTGATCACGGTCCCATTCCCGGTGCCTGATGACTTCGATGGGTTCATCATGGCGCACTGTCCTGTCGGGTGGTTCGATCTGAAGGAAAAGATCGCAGACCCTGCGGTTGATACCTCCATGAGTTTTGTGCAGGTTGGCGTCGAGAAATCGGTAACGCTGTGATGCAACGCCCCCACAGCGACGAAGTATTCCCCGCGCAAGTCTCATTGCGCACACGGAACACCAGAACCACGTTCCAGGGCGGGGCTATCACTTGCACCCGTGTGAGCTTGGTCAACGCTGCCGAGTGCCTCGCTGAACACTCTGGCCTACCGCAATGGGCAGATGCCGAATTCAGCGCACGGCTGCTCTGGTACGCATCAGACAGAAGCAAACTGTCCGTCGAGAGCGCAGTAGCAACGATGAAGCTGTGCGGCGGGCTGGCCCCTGAATCGCTCTGCCCCTACATCGTGGAGCCCGCCTACCCGTACAACCCGATTGGTCTACTTGATGGGCCAAGCATCGCAGCATGGGACGCGGCCAAGGCATCGGGGATTGACTTCGACCTTGAGCGCATCG